TTATACCTGATGATTCTTTCATCAAAAGAAGATGGCGTTTTGCTGACTTATTTGATAGAGCACCAGGTACATCACCTTACTCTACTGAAAATTCAAAAGGAACAGCAGACGAAATGCACATTGTAGTGTATGACACAACAGGAAACATCACAGGATTTGATGTTGATGTTGCAGGTCAAAGAACAAAAGGAGTTCTTGAAACTTATGCGGCAGTGTCTAAACACCCAAGTGCAAAAACACCACAAGGTAATTCAAACTTCTACCCAGATGTTATATTCGCACAATCAACAAACATATATTGGTGTGATCACCCAACAGCAGGTTCAAATTGGGGAACAGATATATCTTCAGGTACAGCGTTTACAGCAATAAATACACCAGTAGTAGATTCACTAACAGGTGGAACAGATGATTACTCATTAACAAATGGGGAAATCTCAATTGCATACAATAAATTTGCAGACGCAGAATCAGTAGATGTTAACTTAATCATCGGTGGTTCTTCATCAATCGCAGCTGACACACAAGCAAACTACGATACACATGGAACAATGTTGATCGATCTTGCTGCAGCTAGATTAGACTGTATGGCATTTATATCGCCACACAGAGCGGCAACTGTCGGAGTAGCAGACCCTGCAACTCAAGCAGTTAATGTTAAAAATGCAGCTGCTACATTACCAAGTTCATCTTACGCAGTTCTTGACAGTGGATACAAATATATGTACGACAGATATAATGATGTTTACAGATACATACCACTTTCAGGTGACATTGCTGGATTATGTGCTAGAACAGATGATGTTGCTGATGTATTTTTCTCACCAGCAGGATTTAATAGAGGAACAATTAGAGGTGCAATTAAACTTTCTTTCAACCCTAATCAATCACAAAGAGACGACTTATACGCTGCAAGAGTTAACCCAGTAGTTAATTTCCCAGGCCAAGGTGTCACCCTATTTGGTGATAAAACTGCCTTGACAACTCCTAGTGCATTTGATAGAATAAATGTTAGAAGATTGTTTATTGTTCTTGAAAAGGCAATAGCAACTGCGTCTAAATTTCAATTATTTGAATTTAACGATGCATTTACTAGAGCACAATTCAAAAACTTAGTAGAACCTTTTTTAAGAGATATACAAGGTAGAAGAGGAATAGATTCTTTTCAAGTTGTATGTGACGGTACAAACAATACAGGCGTTGTTGTTGATAGAAATGAATTTGTTGCAGATGTTTATGTTAAACCTGCAAGAAGTATCAACTTCATAACACTAAACTTTATAGCGACACGAACAGGTGTTGCCTTTAGTGAAGTAGGAGGAGCGTAATCATGGCAAACATAGATGACTTTAAAGCAAATCTAGCTGGTGGTGGTGCAAGACCTAATCAGTTTAGAGTGACCATTACACCACCTGCAGGTATCGCTACAGGATTGAATGTTAGAAACGCAAGTTTCTTAGCAAAATCTTCAAACTTGCCAGGTCAAACACTTGGCGAAATCCCTGTACCTTTTAGAGGTAGAAATATCTACATCGCTGGGGACAGAGAGTTTGAAAATTGGACTACAACATTCAGTAATGATACAGACTTTAATATTAGAAATGCAATCGAGCGTTGGATGAATGGTATTAATGATCTTGCGAATAACACTGGTGTTATCAATTCTGCTGATTATCAATCAGACTTAACGATTGAACAATTAGACAGAGACGATACAACTTTGAAAACTTACATCTTCAGAAATGCATACCCTTTGACACTAGGTCAAATTGATGTTGCTTACGAAACAACAAATGCAATTGAAGAGTTTGAGGTGACTTGGAGATACCAACACTTTGAAGCAAGTGGCGTTAACTTTTAAGAAGACTACTAAATAGTAATAAAAACATAGTAGGAGTATATTATGGCAGAGTTATTCGGATTTAAATTCGAAAAAATAAAAAATACAGCACCAGAGGATAGATTTGTCCAAAAATCACCTGATGACGGTACGGTAGAAATATCGGGTGGTGGACATTTTGCTCAGGTATTAGATATTGACGGAAGAGATCGAAATGATCTTGACCTTATTAGAAAATATAGAGACATTGGACAACAACCAGAGTGTGATAGTGCAATCGAAGATATTGTAAATGAGGCAATTGTTTCAGATGAACGAGACAAGTCTGTTGATCTTGTATTAGATAATTTAGAATACTCAGATAAAATCAAGAAAAGTATGAGACAGGCTTTCGATGAAGTCTTGTCTCTACTTGATTTTGATACTAAAGGACATGACATTTTTAGAAGATGGTATGTTGACGGAAGATTATTTTATCACAAAATTATTGATTCAAAAAATCCTAAACTAGGTATACAAGAAGTAAGATACATTGACCCTAGAAAAATCAGAAAAGTAAAAGCAGTACAGAAAGTACCAGGGCCACAAGGTTCAATCTTAGTTAAACAAGAACAAGATTATTATCTTTACAACGAGAAGATGTTGAAAGGTATGATGAACCAAGGTTTAAAAATTGCAGATGACTCCATTACATATTGTCCGTCTGGTTTAATAGACGCAAACAAAAATCAAGTATTATCTTATTTACATAAAGCAATTAAACCTGTCAATCAGTTAAGAATGATTGAAGACAGTTTAGTTATTTACAGAATTTCAAGAGCACCAGAAAGAAGAATTTTCTATATTGATGTAGGTAATTTACCTAAGATCAAAGCAGAGCAGTATCTAAAAGATGTAATGAATAGATACAGAAACAAACTTGTTTACGATGCAAGAACAGGTGAGATCAAAGATGACAGAAATCACATGTCAATGCTTGAAGACTTTTGGTTGCCTAGAAGAGAAGGTGGAAGAGGAACAGAGATTACAACTTTACCAGGTGGTTCAAACTTAGGTGAGATTGATGATATTACTTACTTCCAAAGAAAACTTTATAGATCGTTGAATGTTCCTATTTCAAGATTAGAAGCAGAGCAATCATTCTCATTAGGAAGATCAACAGAGATTACAAGAGACGAATTAAAATTTACTAAGTTTATCCAAAGACTTAGAAAGAAATTTGTACCACTATTCTTAGATATGTTGAGAACACAATTAGTATTAAAAGGTGTAATCAATGTTGAAGAGTGGCCAAAGATTAAAGAACACATTCAATTTGACTTCTTAAAAGATGGTCACTTCTCAGAATTAAAAGCACAGGAATTATTGAATGATAGAATTAATATGTTAGGTTCAGTTGAAAACTACATAGGTACTTTCTTTAGTAAAGAGTTTGTTTACAAACAAGTATTAAGACTAACAGAGTTTGAGATTAAAGAAATGCAAGATCAAATGAAACGTGAGTCAGGTGCAGATATTGATGACGGTGGTGTTGATGTTCCTCAAACAGATGGTATTACAAGAGTACCATCATTTGGTGGCGCACCATTAGTTGCACCAGAACCTGCACAACCAGCAGATGCCCCTCCAGCAGATGGGCCTGATGCTGATGATATAAATAATACATAAGGAGAATTATAATGAGTTCAGAAAAAATAGTAGATGCATTGTCACAGGGTAATATGTTAGACGCTGAAGATGCATTTAAAGAAACGATGAAAACTAAAATTGCAGACGGAATCGAAAGTAAAAAGATTGAAGTTGCAAGAGGTTTAGTAAATAATCATATTGATGACACTCCAGCTGAAACAAGCGAGGAGTAGTCTAGTGCAATTTGAAGACTTATACTTATCGGTATTCGAAGGTGATGAGTACAAGAAATCTAGAGAATATAGACGACAATCGCCTAAAATGCGAAAAGCGATTGACGATTTATTTAAAAAAATGGATTCTAAGGGTTCAAATTTCCTAAATAATTTTGAGAAAACAATAACAGATGTTTCCAAAAGACATAGAGTACCAGAAAAGAAACTTTATGACTATTTTGAAAAAGAAGCGTCTGAATTTATGAGTTAAAAAGGATAGAAAATGGCATTTAAACTAATTAGACGAGCAAATGTAGTGACGGCTGCGAACACTGCTGATGATGCTCAACACACAGTTGACTTAGGAAAATTATCAGGTGGAGCTGCATTTAGAGTTTCAGAGTTTGGTGGTCAAGATGTATTCTTCAAAATTACAAACGAAGGCACAGCAGTCACATCTACAAACGGAATATTTTTAAGAGCTGGACAATCAGTAATAGTTGTACCTGAAGAAAGACCTAAATCTGCTTCAGCAACTTCAGCAACAAATGCTGACCCATGTGTACTAACTTTTGAGTTAGGACATAACTTTAATGTGGGTGATCAAATATCAGTCACAGATAGCTCGTCAGCATATAACACTTTACTTACAGATGCCAATTGTGCAGCTGTGACAGAAACAACAATCACAACAGATAAAGACTCAACATCAACAGGTGCTTTTACTGCATGTACAGTAAGAAGTAATTTTAAAATATCAGTAATTAACGAAACTGCTGGTAGTGATGGTGCTGTTTATATCGAAGAAGTTGTTCAAGGACACCCAGGTTTGTAATATGCAAAAAGTTAAACTAATTACAGAAGCAAACGATTTCTCAACAGATAATTTTCTTATCGAAGAAAAAGATGGTAAGAAGAATTACAAGATCAGAGGAATCTTTATGCAATCTAATATCAAAAACAGAAATGGTAGAGTATATCCAAAAGAAGTTTTGATGAAAGAAGTTAAATCTTACAATAAAAACTTCATCGAAAAGAATAGAGCATTCGGTGAGTTAGGACACCCAGAAGGCCCAACAGTAAATCTAGATAGAGTATCACACATGATTACTAAACTAGAAGCAGATGGCGATAATATAATTGGTGAGGCAAAAATTATGTCGACTCCAATGGGTGAGATCGTTAAAAGTTTAATGGACGAAGGTGCAACACTAGGAGTTTCATCTAGAGGAATGGGTTCATTAGATCAAAGAGGTTCTGCAAACTATGTAAGATCAGATTTTAAACTAGCAACTGCAGGCGATATTGTTGCAGACCCATCAGCACCAAGTGCTTTCGTAGAAGGTATCATGGAAGGCAAAGAGTGGGTTTGGGACCATGGTTCATTAGTTGAAGCACATGTTGCAGAAGCAAAGAAAAGAATTGAAGAAAGAGCAAAACATAAACAAGATTTAGAATCTAGTTTAGAGTTTGCAAAATTTTTAAAGCAACTTTAGAAATTTTATAAATACATTATAAGGTAATACATTATGTACAAATGGTTTGACGAGTTGACTCGTGTTCCAAAACCAAATCGTGAAAAAGAAGATTACCATCATTATGGACTTTACGAAGTAGAAATATTGAATAGTATATTTCGTAATCATAATGTACAAACGGTTTTGAGTTTGGGGGGAATGTCTAATTTAGATTTCTTCCTAGCACAATATGATAATGATGTTAAGTCTGCTACTAACTTTGATGAAGCAGATACTTGGCGAGGATTTAATCTTGAAGACAAACATCAAGAGTATATCCAAAGATTTAATTATAATGGGGAATACATCTTTACGAAACGAAGTATAGATCGGTATGATGTTGTTGACAGTAAATATGATGTCGTCTTTTGTAATATAGACACACTAAAAGGACAGATGAAGGTTATGCCAGAAATCTTTGTCAAAATGTGGTCTAGAATGGGATTAATTGAAACTACAAGAGAAAAGATGACATTGGAATATGAAAAGTTTTTTAGTAATGTTTTGGTCACAACAAACATGACAGTATTCTCTAACAAAGAAATTGAATACGAAAATAACCTTGTTGAGACCTCCACAAAACTAGAGAAGAAAAGATCAGTTGTTTATCAGCGGATGAATTTGCCCATGTAAATTCACTGTTTTATAAATAAATGTGTATAAATATATATTAATATAAAGATGAATAAAGGAGAAACCCCCATGGCTAACGAATTAGACAAAACCATTGAGGAATTAGAAGCGGAAGTTTTGGCAGAATTAGAAGAAGCCAATGGTGCTGATGCTCCTAAAAAAGGCGCAATGAAAGCCGAACCAATGGAAAAGAAGCCAGAAGGCGAAGTTCAAGATACGGGCAAAGCAGTAGTCGAACCAGACTCAGCAGAAGCTCCTATTAAGAAAGTCGTTGCTAAGGCTAAAGAAGTTTCTGGTGACCCTGCACAAAAAGGTGAAGGTAAACCTGACGCAAAACCAAAATTAAAAGAAGAAGACGAAAAGAAAGACGAGAAGTCAGAAATGAAAATGGATGACAAAGAGAAAAAAGAAGATAAAGACTCGTCTGACAAAGAAGTAAAAGAAGAAGTCGTTGACATTGAAGAAATGCAAGGACAAATGATGAAGGCAATGAAGTCTATGAAAAAAGATGAAATGTCTGAGTTATATGCTTCTTATATGAAAGCGTCTATGAATAAGACTAAAGACGAAATGTTCAGAGAAATGTCTGATGGCATGAAAAAAATGAATGCTATGAAGATGAAAGAAATGATGGGCAAAATGTCTAAAAAGTCTGAAGAACAAAATATAGAGAAAGATGCTAAGACGGAAGAAAGATTAAAATCAGTAGATGTTAAAGAACATGTAGATGCTCTTTTAAACTCTGACTCAAATCTATCTGAAGACTTTAAATCAAAAGCAGCAACTATTTTCGAAACTGCTGTTAAATCTAAAATCAGATCAGAGATCAAAAGACTTGAAGATGAATATTCTTCAGAGTTAATTGAAGCTCAAACTGAGAATAGAAACTCTTTAACTGAAAAAGTCGATAACTATTTAAACTATGTTGTAGAAGAATGGATGAAAGAAAACGAACTTGCCCTTGAAAGAGGACTTAAAGGCGAGATCGCTGAAGATTTCATTTCAGGTCTTAAAACATTATTTGAAGATCACTATATCGATGTGCCTAATGAAAAGTACAATGTACTTGAAGATCAGGCAGATAAAATTTCTAAATTAGAGAAAAAATTAGAAGAAACAATTCAACAAGTAGTTGAAGCGAAAGATTCTAATTCATCTTTAATTAAAGAAAAAGTTATGAACGATGTTTCATCGGACTTAACTGATACAGAGATTGAGAAGTTTCAAACTTTGGCGCAAGACGTAGAGTACTCAAACGAAGAAGGTTATGCTGAAAAGCTTAAAACAATCAAAGAGTCTTACTTCCCAAGACAAAAAGCTGAAACAAAAAACATTGATAATGAACAAGTAGAAACTGGCACCGCTGTACAGGACATTACAGAGGGTTCCCCAATGGACAAATACATAAATGCCATTGGAAAAACTGCTGTAATTAACGGCAATTAATAATAGATAAAGGAGAAACCAAAATGTTTCAAACACAACATCTACAAGAAAAGTGGCAGCCAGTCCTAGAACACTCAGATTTACCAAAAATCGAGGATTCTTACAGACGAGCTGTTACTACTTTGATCTTGGAAAACCAAGAAAAAGCAATGAGAGAAGACAGAGCATTTTTAGGTGAAGCTGCACCTACTAACGCAACTGGCGCTAACGTTGACAATTGGGACCCAATCCTAATTTCACTAGTAAGAAGAAGTATGCCGAACTTAATCGCATACGACATCTGTGGCGTACAACCAATGACTGGCCCAACAGGTCTGATTTTTGCAATGAGAGCAAGAGCAGCATCTGGCGACGGTGCAGAAGCATTAGTTGACGAACAGATTCCATTCTTATCAAACCAAGACGCAGCTGGAAACACAGGTGGAGGTGACCAATCAGGCACTAACCCTGCGGTTCTTAACGACTCACCATCTGCAGGCACTTATTCAACAGTGACTGGTATGACTACTGCACAAGCAGAGACATTAGGTGATGGTACAGACGAATTTGCAGAAATGGCATTCTCAATCGAGAAGCACACTGTGACTGCTGTATCAAGAGCGTTAAAAGCTGAATACACAATGGAACTTGCTCAAGACTTAAAAGCAATCCATGGTTTAGACGCTGAGACTGAACTAGCAAACATACTATCTGCTGAAATCTTAACTGAGATCAACAGAGAAGTAGTAAGAAATATTTACAACTCTGCTGTAAAAGGCTCACAAGTAAATACAACTACTGCAGGTATCTTTGATTTAGATACAGACTCAAACGGAAGATGGTCAGTTGAGAAATTCAAAGGACTATTGTTTGCAATAGAAAGAGACGCTAACGCAATCGGACAACAAATCAGAAGAGGAAAAGGTAATATGATTATCACTTCAGCTGATGTTGCGTCTGCATTACAAATGGCTGGTGTATTAGATTACACGCCTGCTCTTAACAACAACCTAAACGTTGATGACACAAGCACAACTTTCGCTGGTGTACTTAACGGTAGATACAAAGTATATGTGGACCCATATGCAGCTAATATTTCTGCATCACAATACTATGTGGTAGGATACAAAGGAACTTCACCATACGATGCTGGTATGTTCTACTGCCCATATGTACCTCTACAAATGGTTAGAGCAGTTGGTGAAAACTCATTCCAACCGAAAATCGGTTTCAAAACTAGATACGGTATCGCAGCGAACCCGTTCCACACAGGAACAGTAGCAGCTGCAGCGAATGGTGCAATCACTATCTCTGCTAACACAAACAAATATTACAGAAGAGTTAAAGTTACGAACTTAATGTAATCCTTGTTGATACAAAAAATCGAGAAAGGGCGCTTCGGCGCCCTTTTTTTTACTTACTAAATAAGATTATGAAATCACCATACAAAGAATTATTAGGCATATTAGTTTTAGGAGCCTTCATATCACTACTTGCATATGGACTTAATTACTTACAAAGACCCACCCCTTTAGAAAATATAGAAAAGAGAATGGATGAAGCAGCAGATAAAGAAGTTGTTTTAACAGATAACGAGAAGAAACTTAAACAACAATCTGAAGATAAAGATTGGGAAGAACTAGAAAAAGAAACGGATAAATAGTAATATGAGTGTAAGAAGACAACCAGACAGTATCGATTATGCATCACCAACGCAGTTTGTATTAAAGATTAATCAACTGCCAGAAGTACAATTCTTTATTACTAACTGTAATTTGCCAGGGGTTAATCTTGGTGAAGCAGTTATCCCTACACCCTTAAAACAAATTCCTGTTATGGGTGATGAGTTAACATTCGAAAACTTATCTATTGGATTTCTAGTAAACGAAGAGTTTACAAACTATATTGAAATACAAAAATGGTTAAATGCAATTGGGTTCCCACAATCAAGAGAACAGTTTACTAGTTTTAAAGCAAATCAATCAGTGACTCCACAAAACAAATTAGGTGTACAAAATGATTCTGTGCCAGGTAAATCAACACCTGCTAATGCAATGTTCTCAGATGCAACACTAACTTTACTTACAAATAAAAACAATCCTATTGCAGAGGTTAAGTTTGAAGACTTATATCCTGTTTCATTATCATCATTAGAATTTTCACAGGAACAAACAGACGTACAATATCTAAGAGCGACAGCAGACTTTCAATATAAATACTACACGATAGACAAAATCACAAATTAAACACAACAGAGATACAATGATACCTTACACAGACGAAGAATGGAAATGGGTCTCGGGTAAATAAAACCCTTGACATTACACACCAAATTGGTGTATAAATTATATTATGACATTAGACGAATTAAAAAAAATAGTAAATAAAGAATTACCCGTAAACAAAGAGCGTCTTGATACAGAGAGTTTACGAGGACAAGAACTATACGCAAAATTCCTAGATTACAAAACTAACTTTGCTTTCTTACTTGCAAAGTCTAAAGGTGACTATAAAAGATTATACAGAGAAAAGTGGGAATACTATGGTGGAAAAGCAGATGCCAAAATATATGCAACAAAACCATTTGACTTAAAAGTACTCAAAACAGATTTATCAGTTTATATAGAATCAGATCAAGAAATCATTGACTCAGAAAATAAGGTAGTTTACTTAGAGGAAACTGTCAAGTATATCGATGGCGTTTTAAAAGCAATTAATTCTAGAGGCTGGGATATTAAAAACTGTTTGGAGGCACAAAAGTTTGAAGCTGGATTAATGGGCTGATGACTACTTGGATTAAAAAAATAGATGATGTTCATCTATACGTTTATTCAGAGCCATCGGTGTTAAGAGAGTTATCAACTTATTTTACCTTTGAAGTGCCTGGTGCAAAGTTTATGCCA